GACTAGGGGACCGCTTACTTCGTCTTCCAAAATGAGATATACGGAGTGGACTAGGGGACCGCTTACTTCGTCTTCCAAAATGAGATATACGGAGTGGACTAGGGGACCGCTTCACCTTCGGCACACTTCGTGGAACCTTCTGCACCGCCACCCGAAGGGGGTCGTGGGCCAAAGCGGTCACGCCCATAGGGGGCGACCTCAGAGAGGTCACGCGTTTTCCCAAAGAAGATCTAGTATGGGATTTATTTTTTTTACGGCGTCCACTCTGTGACAGCGAAGCTGCGCAGCTTCGCTGTGAAACAGGCGGGCCCGTTACACGGCGTCCAAAACCCATTTCCATTTCAATTGCATTGGGTTGAGGGATTAACGGGAGTATTTCCATTTCAATTTCATTGGGTTGATGGATTAACGGGAGTGTCCTCATTATATCTAATACCAATCTTGTATCAATTGTGATGCAATTTGTACCAACCACATTTCCCTCATATAATGTATCCCAAATGTTATTGTTATAAAACAAAAATTGTGACATAGTTTCACAATGATCAGATCCAGTATATAAAATAATAAAATCAGTATTAACTCGACTTCTTAATCTCAAAGCTATACTAATGTCTAAACCGCTTAATATAATAGGATAAAGATCTGCTCTAATAGCATCAAACGTGGCCATTGGATAGATTAGTATATTCCGATTTTGTAAAGTTCTTTCTAAACTTTGGAAATGCCTTTCTACAGAAGTAATTATTCTGTGAATACTAGGAGACGTCATAAGTTGTGTGATGGTTTGATTAAATCTTCTAGTAATAAAGTTGTAATATTTTACTTGAAACGTCCGAAGAATTTCTATTGTTCTAGTCAAATTTCCTGGGGCGGGGGTACCTCCTGAAAAATAAGGCATAATTGCAAGTCTATATATTTCAACAAGTTCTGGTAAATCATGCCTAATGTCAATGCCCTTATCTACTATATATTTGTCCAGGTGATTGTATTGATTCATATAACAAATATTAAACATCATGCTTGGAGAAGAAAGGTCTCGTTCGGCAATGTTTGGGCATTCGATATATATATTTGGTGTATATGACCTTGGTAATGCGTTAGCAATGTCAGTTAAAAGATCGCCAATTCCGTAAGGGGTATTAAACCCAATGTTGGAACAATCATTTATAGTATGGAGCTCGCCTATTAATATAACAACCGATTTTGATGTATTATGTTGTAATATTTTAAAATAATTTATGTTATTTATGTAATAAGTCATTTATCAATAGTATTTATAAATTTTATAATTTTAATTTTAAAATTATAAAATTAATTAGGTGTTGGGTGTATTAAATCTTGTATTTCTTTATCTAAATTTAAGCATTGTATTAAGTTATAATTTTCAAAGTTTGGGTGAAGCTGAACTAAAAACAAATCTTTTATTTTAAAATCATAATTTTTTTCAAGAATATATTTATATAAATTCAATTGCAAAGAATAATGATAAAAATTTAAGTCAGGGAGATGTTTTATGCATTTAGTTGTTGAAAATTTTTTATAGATGTTTTTTGTTTCTATTCCTTTACTTCTTTTCCAATCGTAAATAGAAAATGTACCATCATTATTTTTATAAATCATATCTATGGACCCAGCTATTTTAATTTGATCGTCGTAAACTCTCATTTCTGTTCTATATGGCTGAAATTCTGGATGGTCTCTAACGAAATTTAAAAAATATTCCCATTCCACTCCGTGTACCTCTTTGAGGCACGCAGCTCCGCTGGGTAACGGGCGGGCCTGTTTCACAGAGTCCACTGCGGAGCCGCGGGCCTCTTTGAGGTCCACAGGCTTCTGCGACCCGGAATTTTCAAACTCATATATTTGTAATATATCTTTGTGTTTATAATCAATTTGAATATCATTTTCTTTTATGTCAATATTCATAAAACATTCTATGTCGTAATGCAATTTAGTACCCAGACCCGCCTGTTCTTTTCCATTTGTATCCCAGCTTTTTTTAATATCAAAAGGGGTCATTCCCCAATATTTGTTATTTTTATTCCAATTTTTACCTCTCATCATATTAAATATTATTTTATCCGAATCAAATTTGGAAAAATGAGAGTGAATAAAGGTTGTAACTGATGTATATAAATCATTTTCTTTTTTGTTTACAATATATTTATGAGATTCTTCAAAAAATTCTATATTTTCATCTCTAATATGTTTATTTTTTTCTTCTAAAACATTTTTTAAGAGGTCTCCATTCGTTTGTTGGTCTTTGGGATCAGGGTCTACGGCTCCTTCGCTGTGTACCACCTGTAGGACGGATCCTTCGCTGTTTACCACCTGTAGGACGGCTCCTTCGCTGTGTACCGAATGTGGGTTGGCCGCTTCGATGTGTACAACTGTAGGACCAGTACCACCCGTAGGACTGCTGCCAGGCCCAGTAGGACCAGTACCACCCGTGGGACTACTGCTTCGCTGTGTACCACTTTGGACGGCTGCTCCTTTTTCTATAGACGATTTTAATAATAATCTTTTTGATCTTCTTGGACTGCTCTTCTCTTTAATTTTGTTTGCAATTATTTTCTTCATGTGAAGTTATAATTATATGCTAGTCTTTAAGTAGCAATTTGGATTAATAATTTTCAAGGGTGTTATAGGTTTATATTTTACTAACCCATCGCTTAAAGCGATGGGTTAGTAAAGTTTTTTTTTAATCTAGTTATAATATAAATATGAAAAAAATAAATTATGTAGAATATTTCAAAGTGTTTGAAAATAAACAAAATAAATCGATTGTTATAAGTATTGGAGAATTTCATGATTTTTACAATTGCGGAGAAAACGAAGCTGCTTTAGATGTAAACAACATCATTGGTGATATTTTTTCATTTTATAAAAATACAATTAATAATTTTATACAACGAAGCTTCCATCCAAATTTCAAACGAGGATTTATGAATCAAATTAGAAGAGATGTTTCAAGGGAGGATAGTGTAAATGTATTGGTTGAGCTAGATATGACTAGATGTGCTGGGTCGTATGAGCCTCAGAATGATGTATATGATTCTAATTTATTTAGGGTTTGCGATGATTTTTTAAAAAATAAAAAAAAATGGAAATGGATTCCAATAGATAGAAGAAGTAAGATTGTTTTTCTTCCATATTTAACAAAAATTATTAATAAAATTATGAAGTATGAAAAATACTTAACTGAATCCAAAGTATATAATATAGTTGATGATTTTTTAGTGTATGAAGAAGACATATACTCTTTTTTAGAAAGTTATCCAAGTGATAATTTTTTTAAAAAGCAGATATTGTTATCATATAATAAAATTAAAAAAATATTTAAAACGTGTAGAGATAAGACAATGTTGGATATAAAAACAATTGGCCATTTGGTTGGAAATATAATAACTGCAATGCAGGACATATATTGTGTAGAATTTATACAAAATGATAAGATAAATATAATTTATTCCGGGGCTAGCCATAATAGAAATATTGAATCTTTTTTTAGAAAAAATAATTATAAAGTTATATTAAAAGGAAAAAATATCAGTGTTAATTGCACAACTATAGATCTCGATTTATTAAATAAAATATTGTTAAATTTTTATTCAAATAAAATTTTAGAAATAAAAAATAAATTGACCGTGGACAGGCCGCCCCCGCGGGGGGTGAAACATCTGTGACCGCGAAGCGGCCGTAGCTCCAACAGTTGCCAGCCTCCTGCGAAGCAGCTCCGAAGGAGGCGGCCTGTCCCTAGCGGTCTTTATCTTTTTTCTTAATTATTTATACTTATAAGTATAAATAATGACTTTGAATTTTAAACAGCAGTATACACTCGAACAAAGATTACATAAAATAAATAGGATATTTGAAAGATATCCTGATAGAGTTCCAATTGTAGTTGAAAAAATAAACCCCCGGGGATCGGAGAAGCTTTACGCAGATCCAATCTTGCTGGGTGAAAAAAAAATATTTTTAGTAAGATGCGAAGTAACTATTTGTCAATTTTCTTTGATACTTAGACAAAAAATACAATTAACACCAGAAAAGGGGCTGTTTTTATTTATAGGAGGGGCAATCCCATCGAATTCTTCAATCCTCGGAGACTTATATCATCAAAATAAAGATTTGGAAGATAATTTTCTATACGTTACATATAGTGGAGAAAACACATTCGGTAATATGGCGTCTGATGACTTGGCGGTTTATACGGACGAGGGGGGGCCGTGGTCTAAAGCGGTATAGACGATTTTACAGAGTCAAATAAACATAAATATTTATATATTATAAATATGAAAAGAATGAGAGAAAAAATTATTGGAATTTTTAAATCTTCAAATAAAAAGAAAAAATATATGGCTATTGTTAAAGGAGCCGATGGGGAATCACAGAGGGTTTTACATTTTGGAGCATCTGACTATGAGCAATATAAAGACAGAACTCCTTTGAAATTGTATTCAAGCAAAAATCACTATGATAAAAAGAGACAGATGAATTATTATTCTAGACATAGCAAAGGTATAAAAAATAGAAAAAGTGCTATAGAGTATGAGATTGAAAAATCAAATGGATATTATAATTCTAAAATATTAAGTCATATATTTTTATGGTAATACTGCCAGAGGCGGCGGTTCCTTGAAATCCAGGAGCCGACGTCGTAGACGCCGGTATAATAAATACAAATAACACTTAAAGAGACTACTACTACGTAGTAAATGTCCAATTACCAAACAGAATTGATTAGTAAACTTTCTTATGATCAAGACCAAACTAATATACAACAGTCTGATGAAGAAATCTTATCTCTTTTATTTCCTCAGACTGAGAAGCGGCATCCTAGCGAAGGACGTGACCGCTTTAGCGGCGCCGTAGGTGATACGGGTGTCTCCTCCATGTCCAGAAACAGCCGATACTTCTCTAATTTTTTTTTAACAAAATCAGAAATTATAATTTTGTTTCTTTTAATATTCATTGTGTTCGCACCATCTACAGTATATTCAATAGAAAGCATAACTGGTCCTATAAATACGCAAAAAAAGGTTGTGATAAAAATATTAATTATTCTATTTGTTTTTTTAATCTTTAAAAAAATTGGCCAGTCCTGATTACCAATTTTATATTAATTATTTTTGTACTACGAAGTAGTACAAAAATAATTACGCCGATCCGAGGCCTCTCTTTCTTATAGAGCTATATTTTTTAATAAATTTTTTTACGAATTGTTCAGATAATTTAACGGAGAATTTTTTAATAAATTTTTTAGTGAATTTTTCTATAAAGCTGTCCGCCGTTGGCGGTTCCTGAACGGTGGCGTTGGCTTCGGACCGAGAAACGGCCCGCCCGGGTAACGGGTCGCAGAAGTCGATGGATCGATAGCCAATATTCAATACAATTTCATCTTTTACGTTTTTAATAAAAATTTCACTAAACTGTTTGGTGAAAATTTTACAAAAATTTTCACGTATACCTACTTCGTAGGCGGTACCTAAAATATCACCCGCTCCACTCCGTGTACCTCTTTGAGGTACGACTGTTTCACCGCCAGAGGCGGCGGCCGCTCCGCGGTCACCGAGAGTAACGGGCGGGCCTGTTTCACAGAGTCCACGGTCCCCTCCTTCGACCCGAGTATCGGCCCGCCCTTGTACTTCGACCGCTCTGCGGCCGGCTTCTACGACCAGTGGTCCTCTTCGATGCCCGAAGGAGGAGGCCTTTTCGACAGATCCGCGGCCTCTCTTTCCGACTGTACCGCTTTTAGCGGTATTATTATTTTTATTATTATTTTTATTATTTTTCATAATATAAATTTAAACACCATTGTACGAATATAAATTCATTTTTATAATACACCATCCGCTTTAGCCTACGGCCCCCCCCTTCGGGTAGCGGTACGTGACCGCGGAGCGGCCGCCGCTGACGTCGTGGACGCCGCCCCCTTCGGGGGTGAAAGCGGTGAAACAGTGGGTAACGTGTCTAAGAGGCCGCCGCCAGAGGCGGTGACCTTGGACAGGCCGCCCCCGAGGGGGGGTGAAAGATTAAAGGATAAACTTTTTTCCATACCTACTTCGTAGGGTTGGAACAAGTGTGTTTATTGAATTTGTTGCATATGAATAAGATATTTTTCCACCAAAAAAAGAAATTAAAGAATTTATTCTTTTATCTAAATTTTTAGAAACTATTATTACGTGGTAGATTGACCAGGCCTCACCCGCCTTCGACGTCGTAGACGCCGGCTTCTGCGACCCGTGGCCTCGAAGAGGTACTCGGTCCGACGTCGAAAGCGGTGAATTATTCGCAAAAGAATCAAAAGTATTCAATAATTTTACAAGTAAACATATGTCTACTATTGGTTGAAATAACCAAGATAATTTTGACTCTGATGGATAATCATCAAATATTTTTATTTTATTGTACATATTTTTTTTTAAAGATTTTATTAAAGTGTACCAGTGCGGGTTTATTTTATTTTTTAAACCAATCAAAAAATTGTTAAAACAATTTTTAATATTTGAGTTAGTTTTATATTTAATAGACTCGAACAATTCTATTCTCCAATAATAATTATTTTTTCTAAATATTTCATATGATTCATTTATTTCATAACAGCCACCGGTAGGGCGGCTACTATTCGGACAACGGTAACATTCAGCCCCGTCGAAGAAGTCCCCGGGGAGTAACTCATCGTTTTCATAAGTGCGCTTTAATATTGGTTTTAAATTTTCAAAAAAAACATTTATATTATAAAATTTAGAATTTATAGTTTCTTTTATTAAATCTACATAATCTACTTCACCAGCGGCCGCTCCGAGGTCACCGCCGCTTGATCGGTGGCGGTACTGACCCGCGGTCACTGCCAGAGGCAGCTCTATTGAGTTTAATCCATGTATAACAATTTTAGGTATAAATTTTTTTCCTGTGAAAATACCACCTATTTCCATTTTTACATATTTGTTTATTCCATTTACAAGTGTGAATATTCTCTTATCAATTGATTCCATATTTGGTTTTATATATAATATTTAAATAATAAAGATAATTAAATGTATTCATATTTTTCTAATATTATAAAATGGATATCAGACCGTCTTACGGGTGTAAAGAATATGGTAGCCACCTCTGGAGGTGACTCTGTTATCCTCTGTGACCGCTTTAGCGGCGCCGTAGGTGACACGGAGGAGCTGTGGTTAACAAACTCAGAGGAGTGCTTAACGGAGAATATACTTCCGGTATATTTAAGATCAGACCAAACAGCTTTAAATTTAAAAAATTAAAAAAAAGTTAGATAATTAATAATTTGATAAAATCAAATTATTAATTATTGAATTTCACATCTTCGATGTGTATATATAAATGAATATGAAAATTGTTTTTGTTCTTATAATACTTTTAGTTTTTATTTTAATAAATAATACTTTTGTAAGTAAGCATAAGAAAAGAGATAATATTAATAAAATTTTAATATTATCTCTTTTCTTAATACTTTTTGTTATAACTATTTTATATAGGTACGTAATATTGCATAGCGAATCAACCTACCGCTCCTCTGCCAGAGGCAGTGACCTCTCTGACCGCTCCGCGGCCTCTGAAGGAGGAGTTAAGGTCACCTCGATATTGAAATATAAAGAAATAACGGAAGGGGGGTTTGGGTATAGACATATAATCCCAAAAATATTACATATGACATATCATACAAAAGAAAAAATACCATCTAAAGTATATGAAAATATAAAAAAATATGCAAATAATTATAAATTAAATATATACAATGACATAGAAGGAGAAATATTTATTAAAAAATTTTTTAATGATGAAGTTGTTGAAAAATATAAAAAAATGCGGGGTGCTCACAAGGCCGATTTATTGAGGTATTGTTTACTTTATATATATGGGGGGGTATATGCTGATATAAAAACTGTTTTTATAAAGCCATTGGACGAAGTAATACCTCAATCTTTTGGAGGAGTTGTTATAGTAAATTCAGAATTTATGAATGGAACAGTATATAATGGATTTATTGCGTGTCCTCCCGGTAAAGATTTATTTTTGAAATTAATAGAATACATTATGTCTGTTGATCAATGGATGATTGATATTTATTATTTAATATTCGTTGATAATCTTTATTTTGTTATTACAAATGACCTCAGAGAGGCCTCCGCTAAAAGTGGTGACCTCAGAGAGGCCTCCTTTGGCGGAGGTAAAATAATTCCAGGAATAAATGTTGGAAAATCTACATTATACTATTCACTTTCCGAAAAATGCGATCGAAATCCAATGTGTATTGGTGGTCTGGATCAATATTTTTTGTGTTGTAATATATACGACCCGTTTCTCAGCGGAGCTTCGTGCCTCGAAGAGGTACAAGGTCCTGTTATTAAGACGAGATATAGCGATTACCCGTGGTGACCACGGAGTGGCCTCTACCTTTGGTAGTGACCGCTTCGCGGTGAATAATTATATTTTACAAAAAATAATAGAGTAGTACATATTAGAATTATTAATAAAAAATAATTAAAAATAATATATTTTGTATAATAAAAAATTTTGTCATTTATAAAATTTTTTTTATATAAATTTTTAATATCAGACTTTTCAATCTCATAATCGGATCCAATTTTCAAATCATGTATAATCAGATCGAGGATTCCATATCCGCTTGCATGAACGAAAAAAGGCTTATTTGAATTATAAGATAAATTCCCATCTGAAATATCAATATATTGTCTTATTTCAGAAAGAGGGCTTGAAATTGTTAAAAAAATTTCGTTATTTAAATCGATATAAAAATCTGATGTATTTTCAATACAATAATTTGTCAAGAGAATTTGATCGTCGTCTGCATAATCAGGGTTAAATTCCATTATCTTTTCAATAATCTCAATCAAATCCTTTACGAACCCTATATAAGTCCCTGCGTTTATGGCAAGCTTTTTGCATCTTCCAAAGTAAAAATTGCTTGCCTTTTCATGGAAGTAATTTATAATCTTATCATGCCCAACTATTATTTTACAATTTTCTCTAAATTTTATTTTTAAAAATTCGTTTTTTAATTCGAGAAGATTTCTGACTGAAATAACATCATATCCATCAATAAAACATACAATATCATACAATTGTAATTTTCTAAGATATTCAAGCATTAATTTATATCTCCAAGCGAATCCCATCCATTGTTGACCATACCCAATAACTTCTAAAGCAATATTATTTTTAATACAGCTTTTTTGTAAATAAGGAAAATAAAATTTGCTTTGTGTTACTACTGAAACAATATGCGTTTGATTCATTTATATTTTATAAAATATAATTAAATATAATCACATATGTTAACATCATAACTGGAATCTGAATTCGGTACAATCCTAAAAGGTTTTCCACACCCATATATTAGATCATTAGAAAATAAATTGTCGCAGTCAACCTTTGACGAATGTGGATCTATTTGCAGTCCAGATGATTTGTTTATACCATGTCTGAATATGCAACAATTTATTTCTGTTTTCTCTACCATAATGGAATCTGAACAGTTTGGGCATTCTATTAATAAAAAACTATTTCCTTCTTCAATCATATATTTTTTTCCCATTTTTTATTTTAATTATAAAGGTTTAAATAAATTATTTTATATTTTTTGTACTATAAATGAACACAATTAAAAATTCAATTAACGTAATTGCTAGATTTAAACCGCCTCTTGAATCTGAAAATATACATTTGTCCTCAACTTCTGTTATTGTAGATAACAAAACCTTTGATTTAGACGGGGTCGCACCCCCCTCAACTACACAAGAAGAATTTTATGAAAATTATATTAAAAATCATATTTTAAAAGTCGAAACCGGGATAAATAGTACTGTAATGTGCTATGGATTTACTGGTGCCGGGAAAACATATACTTTATTCGGTATAAACGATGGGTTGGATTCGGATGGTTTACCATTTTCAGATACAGGAATCGTAACAAGATCTATCTCATCTATATTTGAATTGTTGAAACACAAAACAAATAATGACAAGTCGTTGAACTACAGTTTGAACTTGACGATGGTCGAAATTTATATGGAAAAAATATACGATCTTCTCGATCCAAATAATATATTTATAGGAGTATCTGGATCGACTGGATTGATGGGTGCATCTAAAAAATATATTTCTACTGAAAAAGAATTGATCAATTTAATAACAGCTGCATCCTACCACAGAAAAACACAAGATACAAAATTAAACTCTTTGAGTTCAAGGAGTCATTGCATTATTATAATACAAATAAAAAAGTATAGCGAAAATGGAAATGAAACATGTGGGAATTTATATTTAGTTGATTTGGCTGGATGTGAGAGATTATCAAGTTTTAATACTTCGGAAAACGATGAAAATATTAAAAGAATTATTAAAAAAAAAACAATTGTAGAAAAATTAAGATTCGGAGAAACAATTACAAATGAAATAAATAAATCTATATCTGACGAATCAAGAAATATAAATAAATCAATTTTTTCTTTAAACAATGTTGTTACTGCATGTTCTACCGGTCAAAAATTCATACCGTATAGAAATTCAAAATTGACAATGGTTTTAAAAAATGCTATCGGGGGAAATTCAAACACATTGGTCACCGTATGCTGTTCAAATAATATAAATGAAACTCTTATGACCCTTCAATTTGGCTCTAGATGTAATAAAATAAAAAATAATATAAAAAATAATATAGTAGAAAAAGATACAAGAGATTTACTTATTCTAAAATTGCGTTCGGAAATTATGGATTTAAAATCGTTACTGGAAAGTTCAAGACAAAATATGACCGCGGTGCTACCTGCAAATTCAAACTTTAAATATCCATTTGTACAAGAAGCCGACGTCGGAGGCACCTGCGAGCCCTGCAACGGGCAGGTCGATACTCCGACCGAAGGAGGCGTCGGAGACTATTTATCCGACCTCGGAGAGGGTTGTTTTAAATTCAATGGTGACTGCTCTTCCTGCTCTGCAGTCCCAACGAATTCTTCATTTGAATACAATCAAATTAATTGTGATAAATTAGTAAATAATATTTTTGGAGACTTATTGAATTCTGAAAGTGGCCTGTCCGGAAGAGATACTGTTTTAACAGATGAAAATAAAGAGGCCTCCTGCGACGCGGAGCTGCCGGCCGATGCTCGGGTCGAAGAATCCGGCCGCGGAGCGGTCGAAGTGTTGCCTCTTGTAGATAAAATATTTTTTTCTTGTTGTTCAAAACTTAAATTAAAAAAACAAAAAACAAATAGCTTAAATATACTAGGTGAAGAGGTGTCTCCGCAGATAGATCCTCCTTCGGACCAAGAATCTGGGGACGTAGGTGACCGCTTTAGCGGCGGCCTCGAAGAGGCGGCCTCCTTCGTAGGTGACCTCGACTTCGGACCGAGTACCTCTTCGAGGCCACGGGTCACAGAAGCCGGCCGCAGAGAGGTCGAAGAGGCCGCCGCGGATCTTGGGACTGTCGTAGGTGACCTCGACTTCGCAGAAGCCGGCCGCAGAGTGGTCGAAGAGGCCACCTCCATCGTAGGTGCGGTCGAAGCCGCTGCCCGGGACGTAGGTGTCTCCCTGGGGGGCGCCGTAGGTGACGCTGTTACACAGGCCGCCTCCTTCGTAGGTGCGGTCGAAGCCGTTACCCGGGACGTAGGTGACGCTGTTACACAGGCCGCCTCCTTCGTTCAAATGGTTGAAAAAGTTAAATTTTCATGCTGTAAATAATAAATAAACTATACATGCATAAAAGTATAAAATATATAATAAATAATGAATAATAAAATAGACTCCGACGAAGATTTTCCCGAGGGGGAAAAGACCGCTCCGCGGGCCATAGGCGAACAATATGTAAAATATATAAAATACGGCCTGACTAGTTATAAACAAAAGTTCTATTTAAAAACTCTTTTTAATAAAACACTTCCTATCTATATAAATCCATGTGAAAAAAATCCAAAAGAAGTAATAAATGAAATTTCTTCTCAGTTAAAATACTTATATATTCCACCCGATTATTCAAGTGAATTTTCTATAATTTCTTGTGGAAAAAATATCCTAAATATAGAATTGGAAAATGGTATCGGAGATTATTTACAAAATAATAATTATCCTTATATAATATTCAAACTCAACCATCATTAAATAATCCCAATTTTATAATTTACGAAATAAATTATAAAAGATATTTATATTAAAGATATTTATAATACATTTAATAAATATGAGTAAATTTTCTATAGATCCAAATACTGATATAAAAATAAATTTGGCAATTAATGCATCCTTACCTATATATAATGCTTCTTTTATCATGAATGAATCAATTTCTATAGATAATGTTACAATCGGAGACTCACTGGTTTACAATGGACTTGAGTGGACAAACTCATCCTCGTCTTTTTCACGCGGACCTACTGGTCCTACTGGCCAAACCGGTCCAACTGGCTTTACAGGCCCAACCGGGGATCCCGGCTTTTCAACAAATACTGGTCCTACCGGCCCAACTGGTCCAACTGGAGATCCTGGATCTACTGGTATAGATGGGACTGCAACTAATACCGGTCCAACTGGTAAACCTGGAGATACAGGCCCAACTGGGGATAGAGGTGTTGGTGGCGGTGGTGGTGGAAATGTTCCAACAGGTTCTGTTTATGGACAATATTTATATTGGAATCCATCAAATTATCCCGAATGGACCGTAGGAGGAGACACCATATCTTTGGGATCAAATGCTGGTCAAACACAACAAGGCCCATATTCTGTTGCAATTGGCTACGAATCTGGTAAAACTATACAAGGAACTGGATCTGTGGCAATTGGATATCAGACAGGTCAAAATATACAAGGAGTTAATGCGGTAGCTATAGGTCATCAGGCTGGACAACTGACACAAGGATCCGGTTCTGTAGCTGTTGGCTATCAGGCCGGTCAAATAGTTCAAGGATCTAGTTCAATTGCTTTTGGAAATCAAGCTGCTCAATTTGCCCAAGGTCAAAACTCAATAGCAGTTGGAAATTTGGCTGGTCAAAATACACAAGGGGAATATTCAATTGCAATTGGAAATTCGTCTGGTCAAATCACACAAGGATCAAATTCGGTAGCTGTCGGATCATTTTCTGGACAAATAAATCAAGGATCTCAATCTGTTTCAATTGGATCCCAATCTGGACAAATAAATCAAGGCTCTCAATCAGTTGCAATTGGATACCAATCTGGACAAACAAACCAGGGTACAAACTCGGTTTCTATTGGATATAATGCTGGATCAAATTCACAAGGATATAGTTCAGTCGCGATTGGATCTTCCGCTGGTCAGGCTTCACAAGGAATTCGAGCAGTAGCGATTGGAACCCAGGCTGGTCAATTTTCACAAGCAAGCAATGCAGTAGCAATTGGATACCTGGCAGGAAATAATTCACAGAGTGTGCTTACAGTCTCGATTGGGAATTCGGCCGGTCAAATTAATCAAGGGGATAGCTCAGTTGCAATTGGAACCCAGGCCGGGCAAAATTCACAAGGACAAGCCTCTGTTGCAATTGGAGAACTGGCTGGGCTATTCCAACAAGGAAACAGATCAGTTGCAATTGGCTACGAATCTGGTTTTAATTTACAAGAATATAATTCAGTTGCAATCGGAATTGGTGCTGGGCGATTAAACCAAGGATTTGAAGCAGTAGCTATAGGAGTTAACACTGGGGAAAATAGACAAGGAAATGACGCAATAGCGATTGGAAATGATGCCGGTAGGTATACACAAGGAACCGCGGCAGTAGCAATTGGATATCAGACTGGTCAATTTTCACAGGGACAAAATGCAGTAGCAATTGGAATTAATGCTGGACAAACACAACAAGGTGAAAGCGCGGTAGCAATTGGAAATCAGGCTGGTCAAGATAATCAAGGAACCGCGGCAGTTGCAATTGGATATTTTTCTGGTATGAATTACCAAGGAGAAAACTCAATCCATATAAACTCTTCTGGTACAGATTCTTTAGACGGAACATCTTTACCCCCTGGCACAATTTTTATAAATTCATCATCTAATCAACCGTCAGCTCTTCCTTTAAATTCAAATTCTTGTTATATAGCTCCTATACAAAATGCGGCAGGAACAGCTTCTTTACAGTGGGACCCAGCAACTTTCGAATTAACATTTCAATCAAGTAGCAGAAGATTTAAAAATGCCATAGAAGATTTTAAAGAAGATACAGGTAAAATATACCAGTTGAATCCAAAAACATTTAATCTTAATAATGATCCAAAATCAGGAAAACAAATAGGATATATATCAGAAGAAGTTTCCGAGATATATGATAAATTTGCGACATATGAAAATGGTGGTAGACCCCTGGCTATAAATTATAATGTAATAACAGTATTTTTGGTCGAAGAAATTAAAAAATTAAAAAATAAAATGGATTCTGAAATTGAAGAATTGAAAAAAGATATTATAAATATAAAAAAAGTTTTAATTAATGCAGCCAGTTCATAATATAAATGGATAGTAATTTTTCTATAACTTCAAATACAAATATACAATTAAATTTATTAAATACCGCATCATTTCCTATATATAATGCTTCTTATATTATGAATGAATCAATTATTATAGATGAACCTATTTTAATTGGTGAATCATTAATTTACAATGGGATAGAATGGATAAATAAATATTCTCCACCTGGATCAACTGGTTCAACTGGATCAACTGGTTCAACCGGGTCAACCGGTTTACCCGGCTTTAAAGGCTTACCTGGTAATTATTCAATTATTGGTTCAACTGGAAACACGGGACCTACTGGAGATTCGGGACGAGATGGCGACACTGGATCTTTAGCTAATACTGGAGCTACCGGTCCACCCGGATCTTTGCCTAATACAGGACCAACTGGTCCACCAGGGGCTTCTTCGACTGGAAGTTTTGTTTCAACCGGGTCTTCTTATGGTGAATATTTAAATTGGGATTCAATAGGCTCATTCGATTGGACGATTGGTGCATCACCGACCGGACTATATTCTGTAACAATAGGATCACATCCCAATGCTGTGTTTGGTTATCCAGAAGGTACTTATGCTATAGCTATTGGCTCACACGCCGGGGTGCAACCTCAACAAGAATCTTCTATATCTATTGGACATCAATCTAATTTTAATTATAAAACATCTACATATAAAGTTGATATTGGATATAATTCTGGCGGAACAACCCCAGATATTAAAGAAATTGAAATTGGAGCCTTATCAAGATTAAATGGGGGTATAATAGGTTCTGGTTCTTATATTCAAATTGCAAAAAATATATTTGGGGTAAATCTTGGACCCGATTCAATATCATTGGGGAATTCGGCTAATAACCAACTTGGGAATTCAGTTGCAATTGGATACCTGACAAATCAAACTCCAGGCCTGCCTCCAAATACAATAGCTATAGGAGTTAACGCTGGGGAAAATACACAAGGAAGCGGGGCAATTGCAATAGGGTATCAGGCTGGTAATACATCACAAGGTAATGAACAATTTACAATACTTCCATTAAATCCTATTGCAATAGGGTATCGGGCTGGACAAACACAACAAGGAATAAATTCAATAGCTATTGGGGGAGTTGAGGCTGGATCACAATCTCAACAAAATAATGCTGTTGCAATTGGATCTTCCGCTGGGTCTAATACACAAGGAACCGACGCAATAGCTATTGGGTTTGAAGCTGGTTCCATAGGCCAAGCAAGTTATGCCGTTGCAATTGGGCGTCAGGCCGGTTGGTTAAACCAAAAACAAAGCGCAGTTGCGGTTGGTCCATTCGCTGGTTATCAAATACAAAATAATGAGGCAATTGCAATTGGGGCTGTAGCTGGATATCAGTTTCAAGAAAATTCAGTTGCTATCGGATATGGTGCTGGTAGTTTTCAACAATTTAGTGGTTCGGTCGCAGTCGGATATGAGGCTGGTACGAATAATCAATTTCAAGGGTCAATTGCTATTGGGAAATGGTCTGGTTACACTAAACAAGCAACTCAAGCAATAGCGATTGGAAATCAGGCTGGTCAAATACAACAATCCTCGGGTTCAATAGCAATTGGACGTTCAGCTGGTGCAACCTTACAAGGTGCTAATGCAGTCGCTCTCGGCTGGACTACTTCTTTGTATAGCCAAGGAACACATGCAATAGCAATTGGAAATGCTGCAGGAGGGTTCACTAACCAAGGACAAAACTCAATACATATAAACTCTTTTGGTTCAGAATCTTTGAATGGAATAGATTTATCCCCGGGAACAATTTTGATAAGTTCAAAGCGTCAAACTAATTTTCTCCCACTTAATCCAAATTCTTTTTATATAGCGCCTATCCGACCTGCATCCGGAACAGCTGATTTAAATTGGAATCCATCAACGTATCAAGTAACGTTTCAATCAAGTAGCAGAAGATTTAAAAATGCCATAGAAGATTTTAAAGAAGATACAGGTAAAATACACCAGTTGAATCCAAAAAAATTTAATCTTAATAATGATCCAAAATCAGGAAAACAAATAGGATATATATCAGAAGAAGTTTCCGAGATATATGATAAGTTTGCAACATATGAAAAAGAGGGTGTTCCACTGGCGATTGATTATAATGTTATAACATTATTTTTAGTAGAAGAAATTAAAAAATTGAAATATAAAATGTCTGAAATTGAAGAATTAAAAAAAGAGATATATACAATTGAAAAAATTATAACTTTTAAAAGCGCGAACTTTGACGAAATAGTCAAGTCTGCGACACCGCCAATCGTGGGTGACTTTTGGGCCGAAGTAAACATAATATAGTAAATATATTTTATAATTTTACTAAGTAAAATTATAAAATTAATTATTTTTTTGCGAATATAGAAATTTTGATATTCATAGCTTTCAGTTCGTCTATCAATAATTTTGATGCGTAGGGTAGATTTACTCTGGAAATACCATCTGAATCACAAGCTTTGCAATAGTCTTTTGTTAAAGCGAAATTACCGCACTTACCACAGACAGATACTTGGAATGGGTCAGAATTTTCAAATAATCTTTCTTTCAAGAATTTAGTTGTGCCGTGGGCGATCGTGCAATTGTGAGCTACAACCCCGTTTGCTAGAAAAGAGTGAATCTCATCAACTTCGATATCATAGACTGGTTTTAGACCGACTGGGCGGATACCAATGACTTTCATTTCCATGGTGGGCAATGAAGCTCTTGTCTTTGTCAATGAATATGATCTCTGGTCATGATTTCTAAAAGTTTTTTTTGTATTTTCACAAGACTTATCCGAATCACCTCCTGTTGTGGAGGTCCCACCTACGACTACGCTTTCATCCTTTTCGCACTTTGACTGAGAATTGATTTCATCCGCTTCGGAGCACTTCGTGTCACAATCGCTTTTAGCTGCCTCTGTATCTGTATTTTTAACAACAGTAGATTTTTCATATTTTTCAGAATTTTTATTTATGAACCATGATAAACATCCTATTCTTTCGAAAAATTGTCCCACACGAACAGGAAATGTATATCCACCAGCTGATTTTTTATTTTTATAATATTTTACATTATCTTCTTTCACAGTTAATACTTCTTCACACGTTAAGATTTCATTATTTCTAAATTCTTCTATTGCCATATCAATAGCTATTTTTGCAGTCACTATCACTTTATTTTCAAAAGTATTTACCGAATCCTTATTGCGTCTAGCCCTTTTATTTGCATTCAGCCTTTCTTTCTTTTCAAGTTTCTGGGTTTCTTTACTTTGATCTTTAATTTGGATTATTCTTTCCAAAAGAGAAGATCTCTGTTTATTATACTCATTATTTAGTCTTCTATAAGAAGCGCCCGCCTCTAATTTCAAAGATTTATTTAAACAATATCGAAACCCAATTTTTTCAGAAAATAAAACAATATCACACAAAGGTATTTCCATGACTATTTGATACAACACTGTTGTTTGATCTTTCTTATTTTTAGAGGTTGTAGTTGGTTTCGGATTTTGTATATTAATTGATTCATCACCTGTTCCAATTGAAAACTTTTCAAGCAAAGTTTTCATAATCATAAAATCTTGATGTAATGATTCAAGATATGGTTGCAATTTTGATTTTGAAAAACTAATAGTTCTTAGGCAAAAGTCGTTTCTTTGTTTCTTTTCATATACACAAACAGTATGACCATCGCCTCCAAATACACCACCTAAAAATTCTCTTATAATTGAATTGGGACAATCTTGTTTAATAAATTCCGGGAGAAACCCAGGCTGGTTTGTTTTTTTCCCTATTAATAATCCAGGTAATTCTAAAATATTTTTCATTAACACAGATGGAATTTTGATAGAATAATATATTGATCTTTCGGCATATTCAGTCTTACTCGCCCGTACCTCTATGTCACAAATTAATTTTATATCATCGATAACATTTTCCGAATCCAACACATGCTCGACAGTAACCTTAGCCCTATTAATACGACTGCTTCCTTCATTTATTTTTTCAATATGTCCGTCAGTTATCAATAATCCAAGTAGTCGCATGAAAGCTAGTGTTCTCAAATAGCCTGATTCTGTCGATGTTTCAAATCTCATGCAACCAGCTTGTAAAACCCAACCGTTACATTCTTCCATCTCCTCTTTTATTTTAATAATAGGTCCAGTTAACCCAACCTTTAATTTTGTCTTATTTACTTCAAGTTTTTCTGCCCGAACCCATTCATTTTCACTAGTTAACATAGGATGATCTGGTGTACATATAATCTTTCTCATATCTTCAAGTGTAATCTCCACACAATTCATTTCTCCTTTTGAAATGTACTCAGTTTGCTTCCTAGGTATAAGGCCATTCTCATTTTCACCCCATCCATATACATAAGATTCACATTTTCCCATCTCGGATAACATAATGGAAAGTCCACTCTTTTGAAGGATCGGACAGTCTGCTACCGTATCTCTTTCCATTTCTCCGAAGCGTAATCCCCCACCACGAGATCTGCCGTCGAGGGGTTGACGACAGAAGGTAGTGACGGGGCCGGTAGCACGAGCGTGCATTTTGAGAGAGACGAGATGTTTTAGGCGTTGGTAGTAGACGGGGCCGATGAAGATTTGAGCGTCCATGAGTTCACCAGTGAAGCCGTTGTAGAGTTGTTCGTAGCCGTGTCTATTTTGACCAGTTTTGAAGAGATCGTCGCAGACTTTTTCAGAGATATCAGTAGTGGAGGGTCTGAAAGGAGTAGCATCTGAGAATTTTCCGGTGAAGCAGGAAGTTTTACCCATGACAGTTTCTATGAGCTGAGAGACAGTCATTCTAGAAGGAATACAATTATGAGAGATGATACCGTTTGCTACAAAAGAGTGATTTGAGGAAACAGTAGTGAAGTCGTATACAGGTTCGGAAGGAATAGGATTTACAGTTTTTACGAATGAAGCTGGAATGTGAGAACCAAAGGCGAAAGATTCACGTCTAAAATCTTTGAAATATTGTATATATCCAGAGTTGCATGATTTTATGTATTCTATAATAATCATATTTTTTTCAGAAGAAGATTTATTATAATGGAGTAAAATACAGTCGACAAATAGAACCAAATTTGAAATGGAAGATTCGATATCAATTAAGTGTGGACTTTGAATAGTTGAGTTGATACCGATCGATTTCAGAAGATATACAACTTGATTGATATAAGTATCTGAAAAAGAATGATACGATTTAATAATTTGTATTTGTATTTTGACGCCGCCACTGGCGGGTACAGTAAACGGGATACAATAGTTTGTAAAAAAACCACATAAAAATTCTCTTTTTGAAGAAGAAGAAGAAGAAAGTATCCATATGGGAATTGTTAAATTATCACCTCGTATCCCCATATTATATAATAATTCCGAAAGATCAGGATTTAAATAAATACAATAACCACTATGGCCGGAAGTTACCATAGGATAAGGATATCCTATTGAAGTTATATCCGAGCATATGGATTCAACATCTTTTTCATAATGACTAAAAATAAAAGAGACTGAAGGAGCCATGCCGATGTACCCTTCTGCTTCTACTAGACCGGACAAACGAAAAATTATTTTTTCAGCTAGAGATCCGAATTCCAGTATTTTTGATTTATATTTGTGATAGTTTTCAAATAGAGAAATGGAGTTATCAGAACCGTCTGAAGTCGACAAGTCTTTATAAGAATGGTTTATAATTAATTTATCTACAGAAGGAATTAAATCTCTAGCTTGTATCCATTGAGGCTTAGAAGCAGTTTGTCTTATTGAGAGAAGCATATGCTCAGGTGTACATTTTATAGATCTACCTGAAATGGTTTCTATTTCCAATAGACCATCAGGCCCTGGAATTTTTACAAAACCATCGAAAAATTCAGTGTAACTTTTTTCTAAATTAATTGGATTTAAAGATGAAATCCAGATGTTTTGTTTATTATATATAGATTCTATAGTAGCAACAGTTCCGTTTCTGAGTTCAATCATAGTATCGCCAGTTAAACAATGTGGGTTAATAATAAGATCTGGACATATTCCCTCGGCGGTAAAAGGCATGTCTTCCTGATCATACATAATTCCCATAACACCTTTTTGACTGTATCTAGAGCTGAATTTATCGGCAATTTCGGGTCTGAAACATGTTCTTATGACTATTTTAACCAGTAGAAAGCCTTCTGAGTTTGTTGTTACCAAAACGTTGTCAACAGTTCCCTCTTCACCTTTTTTAATGACGATGCTGCAATCTTTAGTATCTACAGCTTCAGAATCAGAGTTGTATTTAATTTTTCCTATGATTACGTCACCCTTTTCGACTTTTGAGCCTTTTTCTATTATACCATTTTCAGAGAGCATTACATAATTATATTCTTTTCTTCTAACAGATTCATCAGGGAGGCAAATTTTTTCAGAGTTTCCAAATCCTTGTTTTTTCTTTTCTTCATCAACATAGGTCTTGAAAAGAGTTGATGCGAAGAGACCGCGGTCTACAGCGCTTTTATTGAAGATGATACTATCTTCCTGGTTGAAGCCTGTGTATGATGCAATAGCAACTATCGCATTTATACCAAAAGGCATTTCATTGAATCCCAATAATTCGTGTTGTTTTGTGTAAACGAGAGCTTTTTGAGGGTAATCGAGAGTGTGTAAACTTGTGTCTGTTCTGATAGCACGAGAAAGAACAGGGGTTCCAATTGCTTGTTTTCCCATTGAAGAATTGTGGACACAAAAACCAGAGCTTGTTATGAAATTATGGAATTTGGAAGAAACTGTTATGTCAGATACGAGATTGTCTTCGAATGGGATGTTTATAAAAGACTTAACTTTAACAAAATAACCAATTGAATTTAAATTTAAATTTTTGAAAATGACAGATGCTCTTGTTTTCCATGAATAAAAGTCTTCGTTTAGTGCAGATAAATGATATTCATATAGAGATAAATAATTTGAATATTCGGATATATTGTAATATAATTTGAAATTATTTATAATCGAAGAAATATTATTTAATTCGTTTGTAAAAGAAAAGGAAATATGAGAGTCGAGTGTTAAGGATGAATTAATTGAATGAAATCCCAATATTTTTTGAACAAAGTGAAAGATATCTACGGAATTAATAGATTTTAAAACACTAATTGTATTTTGCATGTGTTCGTCCGATCTAGAGGTTAGATTTGATAAGAAACCAGATATAAAGTTTGAAATAATTTCAGTATCGTTGCATGTAAGTATCCAATTTGCAGAGGAAGGAATATAGTTAAAAGAATCAAGTAGAAAAACAAGAGCTGTCATCTGGAAATCATACAAGAAATCAATACCATTTTCTTCATAAGAAAGAGTAAATCCAAGAGTTGCTGAATCAAAAGCCCAATTGTCCGAGTCTATTGACGACATAAATAAGATATCTTTATCTACATTAAATATAGAAGAATAATATCCATACATTCTAGACAAAGACAAAAGTTTTGATCTTTCTGTAATATATAATAAATGTTTAGAATCATAAAAAGACAAGAAAGAAGGGTCTGTGTCGATGACGGTTAATATATCCATGGACAATGAATTCATATATTTATTCGGGGGATTAAAGCCTGATAAGGTTGGGACTATGTAAATATAATCTGAATCGATTGCTCTTTTCCAACCGGAAGGAGTTAACACAGGATGATCGAAAGTACATGATAAAATTCTTCCTGATTCAGTTACCAAAATTCCAGTTTGTTTATCTGATGGAACAGTGAATTGGTTTAGAACTGTTGAATATTCTTTGGCGTGGGTTTCTGGGTTGATAGTAACGACAGAATCTCCTTTTTTGATATCTTTTATTTTCTTATAAGAATCATCGCTCATTCTAATTAATTCATTTGGTTCTAAACATTGATAACAAATTCTAGGGGCTTGAGAATTTGCAGAAAAGGGAATTATAGAAGCCATTACTCCGAAAAGATTAGCAGGTGTTATTTCACAAAAATCATGTACACCAGGAACAATTTCATCTTCTGAAAATGCAAATACAGAAGAATCAGAAGTATGTTGATCTATATAAACTATATATCCTAGTTGAATTAATTCATCCCATTTTAAAGAGCTCGTGTTGTGTTCTTTGAATAAAATTTTACCGTTTACGATTGGGAAAACTGGACGCAATAAACGCCCTTCGTCACAGTAAATGTATATTTCATTATCAACATCCTTAAAGTTACAGGATAAATCAAACGGAATTGTTTTATTTTTTTTCAAAGATGTTATTGAAGACGAAAAGGAAACTGGATCCAGGGTGAACCCGATCAAAATTCCATTGAACATGATTTTGATAGAACCATCCGCGACAGAGATCGAAGTTTTTAGATTATGTGTTTCAATCGATTCAAATACTTTAATTTTCTCAATTATATTTCTTACAATGAAAAAATCAGTTTTTGATGTTATACTAGTGAGAAGAGAAAAATTCAAAACAGTACCAACTCCTTGTCCTTCAGGTGTTTCAGAAGGGCATGTAAACATTATTTGAGAAGAATGAATTTGGCGCATCTTTGTATTTTTACCTTCTTTTCCAAATGGAATCATAAACCTTCTCATGTGAGAAAGAGTTGCACCATATGTTAGTCTTGATAAAACCTGTGACACACCAAGCCGTATATAACTCTTCTGAACACCCCAATTTCCAGTCGAAAAAGAATGTCTTAATCCAGTTGTTATAATATTAATCCTTGACATTGTTGAGATAATATTATATCGTGTTTTTGATTCCAGTTGTTGATTAAGTTGGATGATGTATTTTTTATAAAGATTTCTAAATAGTTCTTGACAGAGAATTCCAGCAGGTTCAAATCGCTTGTTTATGTATGTATCTATATCATCACACTGTCTGGATCCAATAACTGTTAATATAAGTTTTTTAATAATATGGCCGACAAAGAAAGCTTTTTCTTTTGATGAGGACATTATACCCATATGTGGGAAAAGTTCATTTTCAATAACCTGTTTTGCAAAGTCTATTCGCTGGGTTGGTTTCAATACAGAAAAGGATCTATCCCCAATATATTCAAGTGCTTCTTCTTGAGTTGATGTTAAATAACATTCTCTGAAAATATTTGATACCAGCAAGCTGGACTCGGCTGATGCCGCCCCGTTTTCTTCTCCGAGTCCTATGAATTTTAAAATATCTGATTCTTCTAAAAATCCAAGTGCTTTATATACAATGCCTATTGGCATTGGAACCTTAATATGTGGAATAATTATAACAATTGATTTTGTGTCTATTTTCAAACACACTTGGATTAAAATTGAATGGCCAGTTTCCGATGACATACTTCTTATTTCAGCTATATGAGAATATTTTATTTTCTGTTTTTGTTCATATACGTTGACTAAATTGTAAATATTTCTTTGTTGAGTTACTAAAACGCGTTCCTTTCCTTTAATTATAAAATATCCACCTACATCATTACCACACTCACCTTTTTGTATCAATTCATTTGGAAAACAAGAATATAGATTGCATTTTTCAGATCCTATCATAATCGGTATTTTGCAAATAGATTCTCTCTTATGAATAATTTTTTCTATTTTCCCGTTTTTTTCCTCCATTATTTCAGTCACGTCAACAAAAACAGTTGATTCATATGTTAAATCTCTATCTCTCGCTTCAGCTGGATACAGTGCTGTTTTATTTCTCTTTTCATCGAAAACAAACGGTGGTGGAATATACACATTGTTAAATAGTAAAGAGTATTTATATCCGTCGGCCTGAACAATCGATATGTTATTTTCAGTATCAATGACCCTTTCTATTCCTTTTTCGATGAAATAATTGAATGAATCTTTTTGATGCTTTACAACTCCATAATCTTTCAAATATTTTCCAACAGCAATCCATTCTTGCTCGTCAACTTCGACCGCGATATTATTTTGATTATTATTCATCATATATTTTTTTTTTATTTTTTTACTATTTTTTTCATTTTTATAGTTATATATAAATGGCAGGAAACATTTCATTGGAATCAGCAATAAGAACTTGTAAAGTCGATACGGCATATGCCAACAAAGTAGAATCAGATAGATTTCTTAATCCTTCAAATATGATTTGCCCTATTTGGAACGGACTGGACACTGCGAACAGACGAGTCTGCGCAGATTCTTTTAATACCAAATCGGCAGGCTGCAATAGCGCAGAAGATAGAGTTATGGTAGAAAATAATTTAAGACCTCAATATATGGAGTATATAAATTTATCTGCAAATGGAATAGACGGATCTATATATGGTGCAGGTACTCAAAATGTGTATGGATCAACCATGGGATGGGTTAATTCAGGTCAAAAAAGACAGGATTTAGCAGAAGCTCAAGCTAGAACTGGAAGTTTCGGGGAACAATTTCCAAGTAAAGTAACTTCATCTTGCAGTAGATTTGCTTACGAAAAAGGCATGAATCAAATAAATGGGAAAAATACATCAGAGGGATTTGTTCAGCCTGCTGGCCGTCCAATACGCTCAAATCAAATTTACAATAGATAGACTCCTATCACCGCTGACGTCGTAGACGTCGGCTGCTCTGCAGTTGAAAGCGGCGGCTACTTATTTTTTGCGACGCCGCTTCTTTAGCTGTATAAAAATATTTAATAACCAGAAAACACTACGCACTCTTAAAATTAAAGTATTATACTTTAATTTTAATTTCTGCTACGAAAAGTACTACACTCGTCTGCTATGCAAAGTACAAGGCTGGTAGTTCACCGTCAATAACAGAGTTCGCTTCGCTTTCTTCTTTCCAAATATTTATCAATTCACCATCTGTGTTGTCAAATTTTACACGAAGATTTAAAGTTTCATTCGTCAAGCTAAAGACGGTATTATTATTATCTTCGTCTACACAAGAATCTGTAAATATACTTTCCAAAAAATACATTTGATCTATTTCTATTGTTCTAACCAAATCTAAAATCCATTCTTTCATCACAGCTTCGCGGTCTTCACCCCCCTCGGGGGCATCCTCACCGAGATCATTCATATATTTCAAATATATTTCATTTTTTGAAACAATTATATCAATAATCTCTTCCTCATTATCTCCTTCCGGTCCAATTGAAAAAGATATATAATATTTAATATAAAAATAATCACCGATGTCTTTGATAAAATTATTTCCATATGATAATGATAACTCTGTTTCCATTTATATTTTTTTTTATACTCCATTTTGGAGTATATAAATTTCATTTTTATAAATGTATGCTAACACACTCTATATTTATAAAGATAATATTATATATATATATATATATATATGGATTTAATATTTATAATTGAAATTTTTTTATTAATTATGTTAGGAAGGGTTTGCTATTCATATTATTTTACAAAAAAAAGAATAGAACCTGACCCCCCTATGACCCGGGTAAAGGGCAGGTCGATATTCGGACCGAAGGATATTTTATTTTCGACCGAGCTGCGACCAGAGAATCGACCTGCCTTTGGTTGTTATACAGACGAAAGCGAATCCGGAGGTGACCGCGACACCACCGACTCGGGTAACGAGCGGGACGATGACCAGAATTTGGATTCGGACTATTATGGGACGGTTCTTGGTAGATATAGCCGATGGCCCTCTAAAAGCGATATCCTTACGACAGAAGGAGGAGCCGCCAAACTAAACGAGTCGAAGTCTGAGGTGACTGCGGACCTCGAAGAGGCCCGCGGCTCCGCAGCGGAGGCCGCTCCGGGGCTACCTTTTGACCTCGACTTTGCAGAAGCCGGCCGCAGAGCGGTCGAAGAGGCCCGCGGAGAAGCCGTGGACAGCGGAGCTGCCCGCAGCTCCGCTGTGGACCGAGAATCCGCTAATACTGAATCGACTGAACCTTGGATAGAACTCCCCGCCCGCCCAACGGGTGGACCGAGAATCGATCCGCCAGTTACCCTCGGTGACCGCGGAGCGGCCGCCGCCTCTGGCGGTGAAACTCCTCCTTCGGAGAGGCTTCGAGGTACACGGAGTGGACCCCTCGGAACCTACGACGCGAAGCTACAGGCCGAAGTCGAAAAAGATCGGCCAACACAGAGGCCCGTAGGAAAAGGATGGTTCGAAAACCTAGGTAAAAATTTCATTCCACTTTTTTCTGGATATCCAGACTCTTTCGACCCTTTAGACCGCCAAGATCGACCAGCCCTTCGGGTCGATACAAGTAACCAGCGTTCCTATTCGAGGTATAAAAAAAAATATTAGATATAATAAATTAACTACTATACACATCAAAGATGTGAATAGTAGTTTGATTAATTTAAACAGTAAAATATAACAATAAGAATGATTGAAATTTTGTATGGGACAGAAAATTATTGTATAGATGTAACAAAAATATGTTATAATAAATTAAAAGTTGGTGATAATATAATAATACCATATGGTGACATTAATAGAGCAAACGTTTTTTCAGATCCTGTTCCAGGACTTATTAAATACATATATATAAAAAAAAATAATAATGATTATGTAACAAATATATATAGCGACATTTATACTATTAAAATAAATAGTTTAACTAATATAATTACATGTGTTAATGACATCGAGATTAAAAATAAAATTAAAAATATACAATCTATGATATCGATAAAATATGGATCGTTTATGGAAGAATTGCCTGAGCAGAAGATGGCTGTAAATTATTTGAAAGGAAATGAAAATGTTCTTGAAATAGGAGGAAATATAGGTAGAAATTCTCTTGTTATATCATGTTTATTAAAGAACAGTGCTTCACTTGTTGTATTAGAATCTGATTATGATATATCAATGCAATTGAACGAAAACAAAAATTTGAACAATATGAATTTCCATATTGAAAATTCGGCTTTATCAAAAAGGAAATTGATGCAAAAAAACTGGGACACCGTTTATACAGAATTGGTTTACCAGAGGAAAGACGAAGGTGAAGACATATCTTCATATAAAAATATAAATATTATTTCTTTTGAAGAATTAAATGAAAAATATAAAATAAAATTTAATACTTTAATACTTGATTGTGAAGGAGCTTTTTATTACATATTGAATGATTTTCCTCAAATTCTTGAAAATATAAAATTGATTATAATGGAAAATGATTATATGATATATGATCACTATATTTTTGTGAAAGAAAAATTACTTGATAATAATTTTGAAATAGAATATTCGGAACCCGGAGGATGGGGCCCTTGTCAGCCAAATTTTTTTGAAGTATGGACTAGGAAAGCGTAGAGCGGTGTAAAAATGAAATACTTTTCTTAAAAAGTAAAGAAGTATAAATGGTCCTGTTTATAGAATTGCCAAATGAAATTATCGAATATATAATTGGACGCCTCTTTCGGTCCGAGTATCGGCCCGCGAGTAGCCTTATTTATACTGAATATATATATAGTTTGAAGAGTTTAAGCAGTGTTTGTAAATTAACAAATCATATAATAAATACCTCCATCGGAGGTATTCACAAACATATTACTTATGTAAATAAAAAAGAAAGCTTTGGAATGGTTGATTGTTCGTGGAAAAAAAATATATATAAATTAAATTATAAGAGAAATATTTTACAAAGTAGTATAAGGATAAATTTCGAGATGAAAAATCTTTATAGATTAGAAATAAATGAACAATCTATTGATACTGTAGATATTTTTTTGAACTGCATAAATCTAGAAAAAGTTGTATTTAAAAACTGCAAGATAAATTATATTAAAAATATAAATAATGCTGAGAGATTAAGGACGTTAAATTTGTTTGATAGCATTATTAAAAAAATAGACAATCTTCCAATCAATGTTGAAAATCTTGATTTGAGATATACAATATGTGATCTAGTTTTACCGCATAACGTAAAGTTTAAAAAACTAAAAACAGATAATTGTAGAACATCTATAAATCTATTAAATAGCATGGAAATTAACTATAAAGAATTAATAACAATTTCAATTACAGAATGTTATTTTAGAAGATTTATAAGTATAGATACCGATAGTTTAAAATTTAATACAAATCTTCGATGTGTTTCAATTGATTCATATTCGATGGAGAATAAACATATAAAAATTTTAGATACAGGGACTGGTGAAAAAAGAAAATTGAAAAAGCTTGTATTAGCAAATACTGAAATTGATAGGATGGAAGAATTGAAATTATATGTATCAGATATTGAAAAATTATATATGAAAAATAATATAAATACATGTTTTAATTTTACAGAAGTTTATTCCAATTCACTCAAGAAAATTTTAATATATAGTTCTATGAATTATAGTACATCTTTCTTTAGAAATTTAAATAATATAGAAGAAGTACATATACGAGGAGGTCCTATTGATATAGACTTAAATGATTTTATAAACCCGGAAAAAATTAAAAAACTATTTCTTTATGTATTCAATATTAAAAATACTAATAACTTGATTAATTTCAAAAACTTAAAACATTTATATATAGATACTATGTATATAGAAAATGGTCAGGACGCCCCCTTTGGGGGTGGCCTAGGAGAGGCCGCTGCCAGAGGCAGTGACCGCGAAGCGCCCGCCGCCTCTGGCGGTGATATCGGACAAGTTATTTCAAAATGTGACAAGTTAAAATCTCTAGGATTAGATATAAGAGGAGCAGATTGTATTTCAGAATATGATATAAGAAAAATATGTTCTATTCAATCTTTGAAAAAATTGGATTTAAGATGTATTGAATGTAATAATATTTCTTTTATACCGGACAATATAGAAATGTGTTCTCTATACAACTGTGACCCAGGGTCTCATCCAGGAAATTGCAATATTTCTTTTATGTAAATATTTTACACCTTTTCTCATTTAAAACGCCCGTTTTAAATGAGAACCTCTATAAGTAATTCTTCTTGACTTTTCGTGTCTTGTTATTTGCTATCATTTTCCATTTTGTTAAATATAATTTAATTATATTTAAATGTTTTGCGTTTAAATTATATTTAAATGTTTTGCGTTTAAATTATATTTAAATGTTTTGCGTTTAAATTATATTTAAATGTTTTGCGTTTAAATTACTTAAAAATAAATAATATAGTATTATATAAAATGAAAGTCAAGAAAAAGAAAAAAGACGAATTCAAAGAGTTTAGGAATAATGAAAAATCGGCATACAAAACTTTCAAAATACCGCTCACAACTATTTTATTGAATAAGGATGTAGTGCAACCTCTTATTAACCAGTTGGTTTTTGAAATGAATGATTTAGTTATTCATACGTATCAGTTTATTCGGTTATATATATTAAAATGTTATACCGATAAACAACCTTTACCTGAAATAGATGATATGTTTATTATGTATTGTCTAAAAACCTTAGGTACAAGAGATAATAGAGGTAAGAAAGGCAAAGATACAGAACTTTTAGAAACATTAAGCAGATTTTATGAAGAAGAATATCAACCCTTACTTAACCACGTTAAGACCAATTTAAAAAATACCACCTTTTTATTACCTTATTTAGCAACACAAATTCATACTTCTCTACACAATAATCTACAAGAACATTTTATTCAACATTTTTTACGATTTATTAATAAAACAACAACTGAAATAACCGAAGAAAAAGCATTACTATTTAAATTCAAAAAACAATTATTTGATTTAACCGAACCCGATGAAATGTTTAGTACATGGAAAAACACTCATTTATCCAACATTTTACCTACCGAAATTAAAAAATCGGTACATTATGATGTGAAAGTGAGACCATTCGCATATTTGAAGGGTATGTTGTATATGAATGAAGTATTGGAAAAAATGGAAAGTAAATTATTTCAACCCTTACCTTTACGCAATAACATTATACCCAAACATATTATTTTAAATACGGCAAGTTTAATCAATTTATTTTGTCCGGAAAAAGACAAGGATGGTAATAAAGTAAAAAAAGGTGAATTGTTAAGTCACGTAAAAGAGAATCAATGCGAAGTATGGGGTAATTTTTTAAATATGAAAAATAAGATATTCAAGAATAAACATTATCAATTCCATAACCAAATCCAAACAGATGGCATTTCATGTTGTTTATTGTTTATTAGAAAAGATTTGAAGGATAAAAAATGGGGTTCAAGAGTTCCTACTTTACAAGAACAAGATTTTTACACTATAGAAGATTTATCAAAAGAACAATTAGATACATTAAAAGAAAGAAATATAGTTGGATGTGACCCTGGAAAACGTTCATTAGTTTATATGATGGATAAAAATGGTAATACATTACAATATACAGCACCCCAAAGGAAAAAAGAAAGCAAAGCAAAATCCAATGAAAGAATATTATTGTTAGAAAGAAAAAGGAATGGAATTATTGAAAAAGAAACACATTTATCCTTACAAAATAGTAAATCAGTTGATTATGAAAAATTTAAAACATATTTAGTTGAGAAAGATAAACTGAATAAAGAAACAAGTGAATTTTATCAGAAAGAAACATGGCGAAAAATGAAGTTTAGGCAGTATAGTTATGGTAAGAAATCAATAGATACATTCCTTAATAAAATCAAAGAAACTTTTGGTGAAAATATACTCATTGGTTATGGTAATTGGAGTAGAAGCACACAAATGAAACATTTTATGCCTACGATGAATAAAGGATTGAGAAAATTAATTCATAAGAAATATGATACAATAACGATAAATGAATGTAATACAAGTAAAAAATGTTGTGATTGTAATAAAGATTTAGAGTATTACAAAGATAAAGAAGGGAAAAAAGTATTTCGTCTATTAAAGTGTTCTAATTGCGTGAGTTGCGAAAACAAAAAAATCGTATTTAGAACACGAGATGCTAATTCCTCAATAAACATAATGAAATTAACAAGTTGTTGGATAGAAAAACAAGAACGACCATTATGTTTTCAAATTTCGTCTTTCACCTCTTCAAATAAAAATGAAGAGGAAAAAGTTAGACCATCGTAGGTGAAATTCCTACTATTGATTTTACAAATTTTCTTATTTATTTTGCCTAATAAAATGGGCGTTTTAAATGAGAAAAGGTGTAAATACTTTACAGTATTTACAATATGCCGCCTACTTCGACGAGTCTCATCTTTGTAAACCGTAGGTACCGCCATTGCGGCTGCTTCGCAGATCCGTAGCGGTGTGTGTTTGTAATAAATAATCAAATCCTTTATTCGGGCGGATACATGGTCTTTTTGATTTTACTAAATTATAAGCATCTTTGTATGAGTATTTCTTTTTAATAATTAGATATGCAATTACTATTGAAGAAGATCTTGAAATACCGGCATAACAGTGGATAAAAATGTTCCCATCACGTATTCTATTTTCAATATACGAAGATGAATGATTAAAGAAAAAAGAAATATTAACGGCAGGGTTATCTTTAATCGGTATCCTAGCGTACTCAAAATTGTTTTTGAAAAAAAACGGAATATCGTCTGTTACATTTAGTATATATTTTATTTTATGTTCTTGTAAAATTTGTAAATTTGAAGCACATCTTATGTCTCCCAAATACAATCCATCAATAATTTTTGAAATACATTCACCGCCTCTGGCGGCTGGCACTTCGCGGTCACCGCGGAGCTGCGGGTCTCTAAATAGGGGCCCGTCTAACCGAGGATCGACCGCCGGAAGGGGGGATGCTGACTGGGGTTGGTTTGTTATATTTTCCGAATGTACCGCTTTTAGCGGCGGTAAAAAATTTAAAATACACATTGATATAAAAAGTATAAAAATATATTTATATTTATCTTCCATTTATGATACACATCGAAGATGTGTTTAAGATAAAAAATTGTCTATAAAATTGAATTTCTTTTTCAAAGTAGATATACACATCGAAGATGGGGTCAATTGAAAATATTAATAAAGGAAAAAAAGAAGTTAAAGTAAAAAAAGAAAAAGAATCGTGTGATATATGTTGTGAATATTATTCTTTTAATACTAGAAGAAAAATTGAATGTCCAAAATGTAAACATTTATGCTGCAAAAAATGTATGGAAAAATATTTACTTGATAATGATAAAGATATTCCTACATGCATGAAATGCAGTCTTGAATTTTCAACAGCATTTATGTTTGAAAATACATCAAAGATATTTTATATTGATAGATATCTTAATAAAAAAGCTATTAAAACATTAAATGAACAAAAAAATTTACTCCCATCTACTCTAATAACATATAATAGAAAAAAAGAAATTAAAAAAAGGCAAGAAGAAATAAATATACAAATTCGTAAATACAATAGGGTTGTATCTTCTCTTAAACATGAATTATCTGCATTGGGACATGAATTGAATTTTCCAAAAAATAATGATGAAAATAAGATTCATAGACCGTGTCCAGTAAACGATTGCAAAGGGTATCTATCAACAGCTTGGAAATGTGAATTGTGTGAAACATGGGTATGTCCAGACTGTGGAAATATAAAAGAGGCCCGTCTTACAGGTGGGCACGTATGCAATGAAGATGATAAACAAACTCTCTTATTGTTAAAAAAAGATACAAAACCATGTCCTGGATGTTATAAACCAATTCATAAGATAGAGGGGTGTGATCAGATGTTCTGTGTTGAATGTCATACAGCGTTTTCTTGGATAACAGGTAAAAAAGTCAATGGAATAATACACAATCCTCATTATTATGAATTACAAAGAAGACAAAATGGAGGGATTGCACCAAGAGTAATTGGAGATAATCTTTGTGGAATAAACGAAAATGAATATCCTCAATTGTACTTACTTAGAAATGTGATTTATGAGACTAGAAATGAGGATATCTTTTATTATAGAGAATTGAGTGATATAGAAAAGATACATAGAGCATGTATTCATAACGATGAAGTTATAAGAAATATAACAATAAACACAAATACTAGAGATGATTTGTACAGAAAATATAGGGAAAGATATTTGGAAAAATCAAACCAAGAATACGATGAAAAAAAATGGACAAGCGATGTAAAAGCATCTATTAAAAAAACAGAAAAAAATAAACAAGCTAAAATGATATATGATTTGGTAAAAACAGTATCGATAGATATTTTTTATAAATTTATTAATAAAGAAATTGAAGAATATAATTGCTTGATTGAATTATACAACATAAAAGAATATGCAAATGAAGAATTGGATAAGATTTGTGAACTTTATGGAAATAAAGTTTATAAATATAAAAGTGATTATACTTTATCATAGCTTACTTAAATAAATTAAAGTCAAGACTTTAATTTATTCTCCGCCAAAAAGAAGTAGATATATAACTTATAAAATATGTATTAATAAATAATGCCAATAAAAACAAGAGAATTCAATATAAAATTTATAAATGATGTCCAACAGATAATATTTGAATCAAAAAAATATAGGGAAGGGTTAAGTAGAGTACATCCCGACAGAGATCCAAATTATATTATAGAAACAAAAGGATTATTTGAAAATGTAACGTTTATTGGAAGCTATGCTAAAAAAAAATACGGAGATGTAATATCGGATATTGATATTAGACAGAAAGTAAAATATATAAATGAAAATTTAATATCTAGATTAAGACAGATAATTTCAAATCTTAGGAGTAGTTCAACAATTAAATTTATTAGATTCTATTGCGGGAGTAGAGAAAATATACGAATACCATGGTCAATAAACGAAGAAGGGTATTTTATTTTTGAACTAGATAAGACATTTCAATGGATAAACAACTTGAGAAAATATATACCGTTGACTTTACAAAATTTTTTGGAATCAAAACTAAACTATACCGCATATGGAGGGTTGGACGGGTCCCTCTTTAGAGACCCGCCGGAGAAACAGGGGGTAGGATCGAGTTATATTTCAATAAAAGAATTGCTTGAAATTGAAAAAATGTTAGAACCGTATATAGAACTATCGTGGAGTGAAAATGATATAATAAATGGATATAAAATAGATGATATAGATGGAATAAGATATGATTTATTAGATACTCTTAAAAAAAATAAACATAGAAAAAATGTTATAAAGTATATATATATATATACTTATGAAAATGGTCCATTTCGTGGAACTAAAGAATATTGTCTTATTGATATGTCAATAAATTTTTCTATTATAAATAATCAAATGATATATTATATGGATGATTCTTATAAGAAATTTAAGAGTCTAAATTTCCATCTTCCAGAAAATATTAAATATACATATAGAGATGAAATGACCAGAACAATTGGCCCGATCTTGTTTTTATATACAAATATAGAACTAATAAATAAAATACAAAAATACAATAATAACAACAGAATATTAAGTACTAACGATGTTAGATTATTTATTAAAAGATTAGTTGATTATTCTTTAATGACCTCGGAGAGGTCAATAAATTCAAATAATTTAAAAGAATCTGAAACTAAATTGAAAAATATAATAAATTTGGAATCTGATAAATTGTATAAAAAATATAGAAAACTTATCACAGATCCAAATCATATTAAAATGATTTATCGTGATGAAATAAGAGGTGATGAAGGATCAATTCCTGTGGACGTGGCCTGTGTCTATGAATTGGGTAGGTTTCCTTTTTTTAATTCTAAAGACCTTAATACACTGATAGATATTAGTTTTGAAAATAATATAGATACTTTTAAGTTTATTAATTGCATTAGAAAATCATCATTCAAATATAAAAAAAATCCTATTGAATTGGCAGAAAATTATATTTTTAGAATAAAAACATCGCCTACGGCGCAGCTACCCGAAGGGGGCCGTTGGCTAAAGCGATCACCTCCTTAGGATGAGGCCGCTCTGGAGGCGGGAGTGACCGCGAAGCGGCTGCCACCTCTGGTGGTGACCGCGAAGCGGCTTGGTCGGAATTTATTAACCCGGTACAAACCCAAGTATTGTCTATGCTTGTCCACATATTTCCATCTCTCCCAATCAAGCTAATATTATTACAGTCAATTGCTGGATATGAAGGATAACAATTATAATTATTTTTTTCTATATTTTCATATAGTTCAATACATTCTTTTGTTGGAATTCTAATAGGACTGGTCATATATTTATTTATTTATTTATTTATAAATAAATAAATGCAAGATAATAATGTTGATGATTTAGTTAAAAATCGAAAACAAAATATAAATTTACAAAATTTTTTTGTAAAACCAGAAAGTATTCATTTTTTCAAGGCCAGACCTTCGTTGGATTTTTATGCGAGGAATACGTGTATCCACAATAATGAATTTACAATTGATGAAAGGTTAAAATCGTACAATGGTTCTGGATCTAGTGGAGTTGTGAGAGATGGAGAGTATATTTCTGCGTCGACTGGAATTATAAAAAAAGCATCAATAAAGGTTGTTATAGCCAACAAAAGAAATATTGCAAGAGATTTATTGGAGTTAAAACTTGGAATAGAAGCATATAAACTTATTCCAAATTGTGTAGTCGAAATAGAATTTATTAATAAATGCGATCTTTTAACATCGACCGCTCTGTGGCCGGATGAAACATCCTCTACCAATGAAATTCTTATTATTGGTATGGAAAAAGGAACAAATAATCTAAGAGTTGAATTAAATAAACATATAAATGATGTAATTAAATTTAAAAAAGTAATTTCAAAAGCTTTAACAGCATGTGATAAGTTTAACAAATATGGGTTTTTACATAGAGATATAAAACTTGAAAATATTATAATAGTAAATAGAAATGGAAATGAATCTCCTGTTTTAATAGATTTCGGACTTACTACATATATGACTAATGTAAATAATTTAATTGATGGAAGAATTGTAGATACAAATTTATCTACATATCAAAATCCCCCTCTTGATTCTTTTTATTTATGTCTCCATCTATCAACATATAATAAATATATTTATTTAAAATCTATAATTTTTGATCTAACTTATAAATATTATACAATTATAAGAAAATTGGGAATAGATGACTCTTTAATAAAAAGTATAAATAAAAGTACATTTGATAATTATAAGTTGGAAATTCCCATGGATTTATTTGTAAATAGCATTCCATTTGTATTGTTTTCTAAAGGACTCTTCGCGTATCCAACATACGAGCCGGATCCAAACGAGCGCCCTAGATTAACCACTAATATAATTTTAAAAATAAATTCTGTTAAAATTATAGATTTTTCTTTCGACGGTATAAAAAATATTTTTTCGCATAACAGCTTCGCGCCCGCCGCATTCGATTACAGAGAAGCCGGCGTCGTACGGGCCCCGGCCTCTTCGAGGACCACTCTGTTACCCAGAGGAGCTGAGTGCCTCTTCGAGGTACACAGGCCGACTCCTCCTTCGGTCCGAGTATCGTCCCGCTCGTCACCTCTAAAAGCCGCTTCTCGGTCTTTTAAATTGCAGAGTCTATATAATACTCCGCTAAGCCATTCTGTTAGAAAAACTGGATCCTCTAAGGCGTCTCGATCGCCTCTAAAAGCCGCTTCTCGGTCTTTTAAATTGCAGAGTCTATATAATACTCCGCTAAGCCATTCTATTAGAAAAACTGGATCCTCTAAGGCGTCTCGATCGCCTCTAAAAGCCGCTTCTCGGTCTTTTAAATTGCAGAGTCTATATAATACTCCGCTAAGCCATTCTGTTAGAAAAACTGGATCCTCTAAGGCGTCTCGATCGCCTCCAAAGGCCGCTTCGCGGTCTTTTAAATTGCAGAGTCTATATAATACTCCGCTAAGCCATTCTATTAAAAAAAGCGGGCCTCTTTGAGGTACACACGGGTAGGTCACTCCCGGTACGGTAGCCATTTTATATTATTATACTAATATATAATAATATAAATGAAAATAAATACAGCTAAATAGAAATAATTTATTTTTCATCTTCTAATTGTATTTTTGATTTAATATATATTGATATAGATCCTATGCTTCCTATGGTTGTTTTAAAAAGTAGAGGAAGATCCTGTGAATAGTAAATTTGCATAGATGTACCCAGTCCGGAAATTTTCGATATTTTTGTCAATTGTTCTGTTAAAAAATCGTGACTATAAAGGGGAGATGATGTAAGATCATCCGGTTCTCTTTCTCCAAACTCAACAGATCTTTTCATTATACCACCAGCGTCACATGTGAAAATAATATATGAATTGAACGCTGTTATATTTGTCGAAGATGAAATATTTAAATCTCTTATCATCTTACAAAATTCGGACGAATTTATTACTACGGGTTTTTTATACCCTGTAGGCAAATCAACATCTATTTTTTGTATGGATTGTATCCTTACAAACGACATTGTAGTTCTACTGTTTTCTTTTGGGATTGTTTTTAAAGCCAAGTCCAATGGATTATCTGAATCCAATATCATTTCTATAGAATCTCTTTTTTTAACAGTTTTTAGCATTTTATGGAAATATGACAAATTTATACCCAGAGTAATAGGTTCGTTTTTATTGTAAACAAAAGTGTTGAAATTATCAGACGGTAATGATATATCAATTAAAATTTTTCTGTTTGTATCCATTGACCTAACCGTTATTCCTTTTTTTGAAACATCAAAACACCCAGAGTGAAGATTGTTCGCCATCAAATCTGATAATACTTTTAAATAATATGCATCATTTGTTCTACATTTGAAAATAACTGGCATTATATGTTATATATAAAATACATTCATTTAAATATTATTTTTCTATACAAGCTCGGAAAGAGGTGTACCTCCTTCCGAGGTCCGCCCCGTTACTCAGCGGAGCTTCGTACCTCGAAGAGGTACACGGGAGTGACCGCGAAGCTGCCTCCTCCTTCGGACAGAGAATCGGCCAGCCCGTGGTCCTCTTCGAGGCCCGCCTGTTACTCTCCGTGTACCGCGAAGCGGCACGCCTGTTTCATAGAGAGTAACGGGTCGTAGGTGACCGCTAAAAAACACTTTTTCAAATATTGGAAGATGGGACCGGTAACCAAAAAATAATATATCCATACCGGGGCTTGAACCCGGAATCTTGAGATTAGAAGTCTCACGCGATATCCAATTACGCCATACGGACTATATATTATACACCATCCGCGCAATGCGGTACGTGAAAATTAATACTTATTTCATCGGACTATATTATATAATAGTATAGTCCGATGGCCAAGGAACACGTATATACGCTATAGAACTATCGTGGTGGTTCCTGAATTTTTATATGTTAATATATTGTTTTATATTTTGTATTTCTTCTTTTACAATTTTATTTTCTTCTTTTAAAATTTTATTTTCTTCTTTTAATTTTTTAATTTCTTCAACTAAAAATACTGTTATAACATTATAATCTATACCTAATAATTTACCACTATTTCTTGGTCCATCATACGTCGCAAACAATTCATGTGCATTTGCTGCTTCATCTGCTATATATCCTATTTGAACTCCATATTCCGGACAGCTATTATATAAATAATTTTTTGGTTTCAAATTATATACCACAGATGTATCATCTTGCATTTCTATTATATTGTTTTTTGTTTCTCTTGTACTTGTTACAGTTGTAACTTCGAATGTACTGGTATTATAATACAAAGGACTAGCGGTTGTCAACCCTCTTATTGGTGTTATATAACAAGCAGACGCTATAGGAGCAGAAGCAGTTCCAGTTCCAGTTGCATCTATAATTATACTATTACTGGCTTGATTAGTTTGTCCCGCCTGGGAACCAATCGCTATTGCATTGGTTCCTTGACCATTTCTCCCAGCCTGATATCCAATTGCTAATGCACCAGATCCTTGTGTAATCTGACCAGCCTGATATCCAATTGCTACTGCACCGGATCCTTGCGTAGATGAACCTGCTCCAGCCCCAATTGCAACTGCAATTTCTCCTTGTGAAAGACTACCAGCCTCAATTCCAACCGCGACTGCATTGTTTCCTTGTGAAATTCGGCCTGCAGCGTTTCCAATTGCTAATGCTGAGTTTCCTTGTGATTTTTGACCAGCCTGGATTCCAATTGCCACCGCGTTATCCCCTTGTCGTTCTTGACCAGCCGAATTTCCGATTGCTACTGAATTGAATCCTTGTGTAACCTGACCAGCCTGGTTTCCAATTGCTACTGCATATCCATATTGTTGGGTTTGACCAGCTGAAATTCCGATTGCTATTGCACCTAGATCTTGTGAATTTTGACCAGCAGAACTTCCAATTGCTATTGCTTTTTGTCCTTGTTGTGTTTGTCCCGCCTGCGCTCCGATTGCTACTGCTTGAAATTCTTGTGTACCCTGACCAGCCTGATACCCAATAGCAACCGAATCAAATTCTTGACCTATTGTCCCAGCCTCAATTCCAATTGCGACTGCATTGTTTCCTTGTGAATACTGACCAGCCAGAATTCCAATTGCTACTGAATTGAATCCTTGTCGTACTTGACCTGCACTAATTCCAATAGCTACTGAATTGAATCCTTGTGTACCCTGACCAGCCTGATATCCAATTGCAACTGCTGCATCTCCTTGATTTGTTTGACCAGCCTGGCTTCCAATTGCTAATGCACCAGATCCTTGTTGGGTTTGGCCAGCTGAACTTCCAATAGCAACCGATAAATCTCCTTGTGAAAATAGACCAGCACTATCTCCAACTGCTACCGATAAATTTCCCTGTGCAATTTTTCCAGCCAGGTTTCCAACCGCGACGGCACCACTTCCTTGCGTATTATCTCCAGCCTGAACTCCAACTGCAACTGCCCCTGTTCCTTGTGAATATCGTCCAGCTGCACTTCCAATAGCCAATGCAGCAAGTCCTTGGTTATTAAGACCAGCCTGAAACCCAATTGCTACTGCATATGATCCTTGTGTATTTTGTCCAGCCAGATACCCACCAGAAATTGCATATTCTCCTTGTCGTGTTTGTCCAGCCTGAACACCAATTGCTACTGCATTTGTTCCCTGTGCCGCCTGTCCAGCCTGATACCCAACAACGACCGACCCTGTTCCTTGTGTCAATTGACCAGCCTGATACCCAACCGCGACTGCAGTTGATCCTTGCTGTGTTTGACCAGCCTGATACCCAACAACGACCGACCCTGTTCCTTGTGAATATTTACCTGCACTATCTCCAACTGCTACCGATAAATTTCCCTGTGCAATTTGTCCAGCCAGGTTTCCAACCGCAACGGCACCACTTCCTTGTGTATTATCTCCAGCGTCCGTTCCAATCGCTACAGCCCCTGTTCCTTGTGAATATCGTCCAGAAAAAGTTCCAATAGCCACTGCAGAAATTCCTTGTGAATTTAGTCCAGCCCACAATCCAACTGCGACTGCCCCTGTTCCTTGATTATTTTGACCAGCCTGAACACCAATTGCTACTGCATTGGTTCCTTGTTGTGTTTGTCCAGCCCGATACCCAACCGCGACCGAACTACTTCCCTGTGCCGCCTGCCCAGCCTGAACCCCAATTGCCACTGCATTAGTTCCTTGTAATAACTGTCCCGCTGAACTTCCTATATTTATATTTTCACTACCTATTGTCCAATTTGGAGCGTTGGCTGGATCCCAGTAAATATATTCTCCAAATACAGATCCCCCTGGTACATTATTCCCATCTCTTCCAGTGGGACCAGTATTTCCATTTTGACCTGTATCTCCAGTTGGTCCAGTATTTCCAGTGGGACCAGTATTTCCATTTTGACCTGTATCTCCAGTTGGTCCAGTATTTCCAGTGGGACCAGGTACAGTAGAATCCTTCCCGGTCGGTCCTGTATATCCAGTAGGGCCTGTGGGTCCTGTAGGTCCTGTACTTCCAGTTGCACCTGTGTTTGATGAAGAACCAGTCCCGTCCGGTCCTGTGTATCCAGTTGCACCTGTAGGTCCTATCCTTAAATTATTTGTAGGATTTGAAATTTTAAAATATTCATTACTCATATTTATTATATTAAACTTTTTTTAATATATTATATTAAAAAAAGTTTAATATAGGTTCCGCCGATGGATGCCACGGCGAATCAGCGGCCGGTCGAATTTTTATATGTTAATATATTGTTTTATAGTTTTTATTTCTTCTTTTAAAATTTTATTTTCTTCTTTTAATTTTTTAATTTCTTCAACTAAAAATACTGTTATAACATTATAATCTATACCTAATAATTTACCACTATTTCTTGGTCCATCATACGTCGCAAACAATTCATGTGCATTTGCTGCTTCATCTGCTATATATCCTACTTGAACTCCATATTCCGGACAGCTATTATATAAATAATTTTTTGGTTTCAAATTATATACAACAGATGTATCATCTTGCATTTCTATTATATTGTTTTTTGTTTCTCTTGTACTTGTTACAGTTGTAACTTCGAATGTACTGGTATTATAATACAAAGGACTAGCGGTTGTCAACCCTCTTATCGGTGCTATATAACAAGCAGACGCTGTCGAAGCAGAAATAGTTCCAGTTCCCGTTGCATCTATAATTATACTATTACTGGCTTGGCTTGTTCTTCCAGAAAGAAATCCAATCGCTATTGCATTTGTTCCTTGACTATTTTCCCCAGCCAAATTTCCAACCGCAATTGCATTTTGTCCTTGTTGTGTTTGTCCAGCCAGAAAACCAACCGCGACTGCCCCAGATCCTTGCGTAAATCCACCTGCTCCAGTCCCAATTGAAACACAGTTGTTTCCTTGATTTGTAGATCCAGAACTGCTTCCAATTGCTACTGATTGGAGTCCTTGATTTATTTGTCCAGAACCAGTTCCAATTGCTACTGAATTAAGTCCTTGTGAATTCTGACCAGTCTGAACTCCAATAGCAACTGAATTTGATCCTTGATTTGTTTGACCAGCCTGAATTCCTACCGCAATTGCTTGTAATCCTTGTGAATTCTGACCTGCCTGAAGTCCTACCGAAATTGCACTTTGTCCTTGTGTATTTTGTCCAGCAGACGGTCCAATTGCTACTGCGCTTTGTCCTTGTGAAGATTTAGCAGAATTAACCCCAATTGCAACTGCACCACTTCCTTGTGAAGAGAGACCGGCCTGTTGTCCTATTGCTATTGCTAAAAATCCCTGTCCTATTTTCCCGGAATTAAACCCTATTGCTACTGCATCATTTCCTTGTAAATCAAACCCAGCCTGAAGTCCAATCGCTATTGCATTTTCTCCTTGTGAACCTTGTCCAGCAGTAACTCCAATTGCAACTGCCTGTGTTCCCTGTGCCGTTTGTCCGGCAAAAACTCCAATTGCAACTGCCCCCGTTCCTTGTGTATTTTGTCCAGCTCTATTTCCAACCGCTACTGCGCTAACCGCTTGAAATAATTGACCAGCCTGATTTCCAACCGCTACTGTTAGTTGTGCTTGTCGTGTTTGTCCAGCTTGAAACCCAAACGCGACTGCATTGAATCCTTGATTTTGAACCGCAGCCTGATATCCAACCGCTACTGCATTTTCTCCTTGTTGTGTTTGCCCAGACTGAACTCCAAGTGCAACTGCACCGGTTCCTTGTGAAAATTGTCCAGAAAAATTTCCAACCGCGACTGTATTTTGTCCTTGTTGTGTTTGCCCTGCCTGATTTCCCACCGCGACGGAACCACTTCCTTGTGTATTCTGACCAGCCGAATTTCCAACTGCAACTGCATTTTGCCCCTGTGTATTTTGCCCAGCACTACTTCCAATTGCTATTGATTGGAGTCCTTGTGTAATTTGTCCTGCCTGATACCCAATCGCTACGGCTCCAGTTCCTTGTGTAGATCCTCCAGCCTGAACTCCAACCGCGACTGCATTTTGTCCTTGGTATGATCTACCGGACTGAGTTCCCACCGCGACTGAACCTGTTCCCTGGAAGTGTTGACCAGTAAAATTTCCAATCGCGACTGCGCTTTGTCCTTGTGAAAGTTGACCAGTCTGCGCTCCGATTGCAACTGCAGCACTTCCTTGTGTATTCTGACCTGCATTAACTCCAATCGCGACCGAATTTGATCCTTGATTTGTTTGACCAGCCTGACTTCCAACCGCGACTGCTTGTTGTCCTTGTGAATTCTGACCTGAAGAAATTCCAATCGCTACCGAAGCGGTTCCCTGATTTGTTTGACCAGCCTGACCTCCAATCGCGACTGCACTACTTCCTTGCGTATTCTGTCCTGCATTATATCCAATTGCTATAGCTCCGCTTCCTTGGAAATAAAGACCAGTCGAATTTCCAATTGCAACTGTACTTGGTCCTTGTGAAAATTGTCCAGCATTAACTCCAATTGCTATTGCGTTTGTTCCTTGTGTATTAAACCCAGCCTGAACACCAATTGCGACTGCACCACTTCCTTGTGCATTAAACGCGGTCGAATCTCCAATCGCGACTGTACTTTGTCCTTGTGTATTTTTTCCAGCCAGACTTCCAATCGCTACTCCAAAATATCCTTGATTTTGAACCGCAGCCTGATATCCAACCGCGATTGCACTTCCTCCTTGCTGTGTTTGACCAGACTGAATTCCAATCGCTATTGAAAAGGATCCTTGTGAATCATTACCAGACTGAATTCCAATAGAAACTGCACCTCTTGATTGTGAAAATTGACCAGCAGAATTTCCAACCGCAACTGCATCTAATCCTTGTGAATCCTGTCCAGAATTTTTCCCGATTGCTACTGCAGAAATTCCTTGATTTGTTTGACCAGCCTGACTTCCAACCGCGACTGCTCCAACTGCTTGTGAAAATTGACCAGAAGCAATTCCAATAGCAACCGAAGTGGTTCCCTGATTTGTTTGACCAGCATTAACACCAATTGCTACTGCATATTCTCCTTGTGTATTAGAACCAGCAAAATTTCCTACTGCCACTGATAGTTGTCCTTGAAAATTCCGACCAGCTGCATATCCAACCGCTATTGCGCTTTGTCCTTGTGAATTCTGACCTGCCTGGGGTCCAACCGCTATTGCGCTTTGTCCTTGTGTAGATACACCAGCCTGAAATCCAACCGCTACTGCGTTTTGTCCCTGGGATGATCGAGCACTCAGATATCCAACCGCTATTGCGTTGTTTCCTTGTGAATTCTGAGCTGAGA